TGTGGCGTATTCCAAGCGGACTGCACAAGCTGTTGCAAGTCGGCTAGTTCCTGCTGGAATACCCATAACCGACATGGATGGCGCAATCTATGCGGAAAGTTGCGATCGATGGCTCGGGGCGATCAATAGCCATAGGTTGCAACATGGTGGGCAAGATGAACTGACCCAACAAACCCTTTCAGCAGCTAAATTGCCATTTGGGGATGGCAGTTGGGTTATTGGAAGGCGAGCAAGTCGAGTGGCAGTTTGTGCAGCTGTCGCATCGGCTTTAGCAACTTATTTTGCGACACAACCAGAAACGGAAATTGATATTCAAGTCGGATAATTCGGACTTATGGTATATTATGTGCTAATGGGATTATTCGATAGATTCATAACAAATCAGACACCAACAATCCAAACCGATGTTGCTGCCGCTAACACGCCATTTAATTTACAACAAGCATTTGGCGGATTGTTCTTAGGAGCACAAAGTGCAACAAGAGAACAAGCAATGTCAGTTCCATCTGTTGCAAGAGCAAGAAACATTATCTGCTCAACAATTGGATCGCTACCTTTAGAAACTTACAATCATTTTACAAAAGAACATTTAGATCCAAATAGAGTAATTATGCAACCAGATCCAAGAATTGCTGGTTCTGCAATTTATGCATGGATTGCAGAGGATTTATTATTTCATGGTGTTGCTTATGGTCAGGTTTTAGATTCTTATGCTGCATCAGATAATAGTCGCATTCGTGCATGGACAAGAGTTGCACCAAATCGAATTACATATAACACAAATGCTGCTCAAACTGAAATTACAGAATACTTAATTGATGGAATGCATATTCCTGCAACTGGTGTTGGATCAATTATTGTATTTAGTGGATTAGATGAAGGTGTATTAAATCGAGCAGGTAGAACTATTAGAGCTGCACAGGAATTGGAAAAGGCTGCTGAACTTTATGCAAAAGAGCCAGTTCCAACAATGGTGTTAAAATCAAATGGCACAAACCTTACTCCAGAGCGAATTACAAAACTTTTAGAATCATGGAAAGTTGCAAGATCAACTAGAGCAACTGCATTCTTAAATGCTGATGTTGAATTAACTGCACTTGGATTTGATCCTACCAAACTTCAATTAAATGAGGCTAGACAATACCTTGCCACCGAATGCGCAAGAGCCGTAGGCATTCCGGCTTCATTCTTATCTGCTGAAACTACTAGCATGACATATAGCACGACTGTTATGGAACGCAAAGCCCTTATCGATTTCAGTTTGAGAAATATCATAACTCCGATCGAACAAAGATTATCTGCTGCTGATTTCGTTCCTAATGGCGTTGAAGTTCGTTTTGATATTGATGATTTCTTGAGAGGTTCTGCTTTAGAGCGTGCTCAAGTTTATGAAATCCTAAACCGCATCGGCGCAATGAGTGTCGAACAAATCCAAGAGGAGGAGGACTTAATCCGATGAAGATTAACTTCCCAATTACCATAACCGCAGCCGATACAAACAAGCGCACAATCTCAGGAAAGATCGTGTCTTGGAATGAAGCTGGAAATACATCAGCCGGCAGAACTGTATTTGCTAAAGACAGCATTGATTTTTCAAAGCCTGTCAAATTACTTTTAGAGCATGACAAAACAAGACCTTTAGGAAAGTTAATTGATATAACAGCAAATGATCAAGGTCTTGAAGGAACATTTAAATTGGCTAAGACTTTTGCAGCTGATGATGCCCTTGAGGAAGCAGCCACAGGATTGCGTGATGGATTTTCCGTTGGCGTAATGGTTGATGCTTGGGATAACAAAGATGGAGCAATGGTTATCTCTCAAAGTTCTTTACATGAAGTCAGTTTGGTATCTGACCCAGCAATTGCATCAGCGAAAGTTGAAAGAGTAGTTGCAACAAATACACCAGAGAATTCCGAAGCAACCGCTGAGGATACAACAACACAGGAGGACAAAGTGTCTGATACAACATCAGAGGCTCCTATCGCAACCGAAGCGGTAGAAGCTGCAAAGACTGAGCCTGTGGCAATCCAAGCAGCTCAACCAGTTGCTTACACAAAGCCACGCTCACCAATCAATTCAAAGGCAACATACCTAGAGCACTCAGTTCGTGCAGCGCTAGGAAATGATGACAGCAAGATGTATGTTCGTGCAGCAGATGATACAACTTCAAACAACGCAGGTTTGATCCCAACTCGTCAATTGACAGAGATCATCAACCCACTTTCAAACGCAGATCGCCCAGCAGTAGATAGCATTTCTCGTGGCGTTCTACCAGATGCAGGAATGACTTTTGAAATTCCTAAAATCACAGCTGTTCCAGTAGTTCAGGTTGAGCCAGAAGCAGATGCAATCATCGAAACTGGAATGACAAACTCATTCCTTTCAGTTGATGTTAAGAAATATGCTGGCGGACAGACATTCTCAGTCGAATTGCTAGATCGTTCATCTCCAGCATTTTTTGATGAATTAGTTAAGCAAATGGAATACGCTTATGCATTAGCAACTGACAATGCAGTTCTAAATGGTCTTGCAACAGGTGGAACAGATGGCGGAAACCGCACAATGTCTGCTGACAACTTGCTTGATTTCGTATCTGATGCTGGTGTTTCAATTTACACAAACACCCTAGGCGTTGCACAAAATATCTTGGTTTCACCACAGCAATGGGGTGCAATTCAAAACCTTGCAGACACAGGTCGCCCTATTTACCAGAATTTGATTGGCAATTTCAATCAAGCTGGTGATCTTGCTTCAAACAGACTGCTTGGAAACCTACTTGGTCTAAACTTCCGAGTTGATCGTGCTCTATCTGGAACTGGCGACAACACAATTATGATCGTTAATCCAGATTCATACACATGGTATGAGAGCCCAAGAGTTCGCCTACAAACCAATGTTGCCCTAAACGGACAAATTGAAGTTGCTTACTACGGCTACGGCGCACTTGCTACCAAGGTTGGTGCTGGTGCTTACCGATGGATGGTTGCTTAATTAACTAAGCAAACTTAATGCCTAGGGTTGCTCCCGATCCTAGGCAGCTAATAATGGGAGAACAAAAGGAGATGACATGCCAACCATAATTACAGCTTCAGAGTTGAGATCTGTGCTTGGTGTGTCATCATCCTTGTATTCTGACAGTTATCTAAATCAAATCATTGACACCGCAGAAACAGTTATTCTGCCAATGCTAGTTTCATTCAAAAGCCCAATTCAAAAAGTGTCGCTGACTGATAATGTCGCCACTTTCACTACACTAGGAATTCATGAATTTACCGAAGGACAATCAGTTGTCATCACAGGATGCGGAACACCTTACAACGGAACAAGAGTTGTGCTGGCAGATAATCTTGGACAATATACCTTTTCACAATCGATCACTAATGCCGATTTACTCGAAACTAATGTCATCCCATCCGGAGTTGCTACCTTATCTGGCGGATCAACTTATGTTGGAAATGCAGCTGTTCAATCAGCCGTCTACACAGTTTCAGTCGAAGTTTTCCAAGCAAGACTTGCCGGTGGAGGACAAATCGAAGGAGTAGATTTTACTTCAACACCATTTAGAATGGGTCGATCATTGTTCAATAAATGTGTTGGTTTGCTTGGTTCATATATTGACACAGATAGCATGGCTCAATAAATGCCAAGCACAATTCTTTCAGATGTTAGAACACCACTTGCAACCGCTTTAGCAGGAGTTGCGGGAAATGTTTATTCATTTGTGCCTGAAACAGTAATTCCACCAGCTGTGGTTGTTGTTCCAGATTCACCTTACTTAGAATTAGAAACAATTAACAAAAGCACAATTCATACAAAAATTAACTTTACTATTTCAGTTGCAGTTGCATATAACAGCAACCCTGCATCCCTCGATAATATCGAGCAATTGATTATGAGTGTTCTGGCAGTTATCCCAACAGGATATGTTGTCAGCTCGGTTGAAAGACCGACAGTTTCACAAGTTGGTGCGGCAACGCTGCTAATCGCAGATGTTCGAGTATCTACCTATTACACACAAACAGCATAAGGAGAAATCATGGCAACAGTCGTAATTACCGGTCGTGATGTTGGTTTATCTTTCACAGGTGGAACAGATATTCAAGCACAAGCGACAAACGCAGTTCTAACAAAGGTTAATGAGCGTCAGGTCTATCAGACACTTGATGGCGAGGCTTACAAAACCACAAACATTTCAGGAACATTCCAATTGGACATGCTTGCTGATTGGGGCAAGGCAAACTCAGTTTGTGAGGCTCTATGGGCTGCTGCTGAATCAGCACCCGACACAGATATCAGCATGACTCTTACAGCTGCATCAGGAGCACAATTCGTGTTTCCAGTAAAGCCAGAGTTTCCAACAGCCGGCGGATCAGGAGTGGATGCTCAAACTGTTTCATTCACTTTCACAGTTTCAAAGGGTGCAGTAGTAGAAACATTTAGTTAAAATCTAACAACGGGAGCAAAATGAAACTACCAATTACAATTGAATATAACTCAGGCGAGCAAGCCACTTATGTAGCCCAACCGCCTGAGTGGGCAAAATGGGAAAAACAAACTGGTCATACAATTAGCCAAGCAAAAGACAAACTTGGTATGTGGGATCTTATGTTTTTAGCATACAACGCTAATAAGCGAGAAAATGCAGGAAACCCAGTAAAACCATTTGAGGCTTGGATGGAAACTGTCAGCGATGTAATTGTCGGTGATGCAAACCCAAAAGCCACCCAGCAGGAAGCCTAAATCGATTATTGGTTGAGTTGGCAATTGCCACCAAGATACCAATGAAAGAGTGGGTTGATGCGGATGACATATTAACAGCAATCGAAGTATTGGAGGCAAAGTATGGCAAGTGAAACTATTGCCTACAATAAAAAAGATTTGCGTGATATCTACAAAGCCTTCAAACTTATGGATGATCAGGCTACTGAGGAAGCAAGAGCGCAGTCTGCTGCTTTGGCGTATTTTGCATCAGAGGAAATTAAGCAGGCAGCTAGAACTAGAACAAAGGCTGGCAAGGTTGCGGAAAGAGTCGCAGATGGCGTTAGCATCTCTAAATCGAGTAAGATCGGTGAGTTCAGCTACGGCTTCGCACGACAAAAGTTTTCAGGTGGTGCTACTACGCAAACCCTATGGGGTGGCATTGAGTTTGGTTCAAATAAGTTCAAACAGTTTCCCAGTTATTCTGGGAAGCAGGGTCGTGGATCCCGAGGATGGTTCATTTATCCAACCCTTCGCAGAATTCAGCCTGAACTAATTGATAAGTGGGAAAAAAGTTTTGATCGAATCATTAAGGAATGGGTTTAATGGCAACCGGTAATAGAACGCTTAAGTTATCGATTCTTGCTGATGTCGATGATCTAAAAAAGAAACTTGGCGAAGCTGATAAAGCGGTTGAGGATAACTCAAACAGAATTTCAGAGTTTGGAAAGAAAGCTGCTGCTGCATTTGCGGTGGCTGCTGCTGCTGCCGTTGCCTATGGCACTAAATTAGCCATTGATGGGGTCAAGGCTGCCATTCAAGATGAGCAAGCACAGTTAAGGTTAGCCAATGCCCTAAGAGAGGCTACAGGGGCTACTGATGCCCAAATAAAGGCAACTGAGGATATGATTCTCAAGACTTCCTTAGCCACAGGCGTTGCCGATGATGAATTGCGCCCAGCCTTTCAAAGACTTGCTGTTTCAACTAAAGACACAACAAAGGCTCAAGAATTATTAAACCTTGCTTTAGATATTTCAAAAGGTCGTGGATTAGAACTTGAAACAGTCGCAAACGCATTAGGTCGTGCTCAAGATGGCAATACCACAGCTTTAGGCAGATTGGGTCTTGGTTTATCAAAGGCAGAATTATCAACCCTTTCATTTACAGAAGTTCAACAAAAGTTATCTGATTTATATGGTGGCGCAGCAGCTGACAATGCTGAAACATTCCAAGGAAAGATTGATCGATTAAAAGTAGGATTTGATGAGGCTAAAGAATCATTGGGCGTTGCCTTATTGCCACAGGTTGAAAAATTTATTGGATTTTTGAACGAAACTGGAATCCCAACTCTTAATGCTTTTATTGCAGGATTAACAGGTGATAAGGGATTAAGTGCTTCATTAGACGAAACTCAAAGAAGTGCTGAAAGTTTTGGAAAAGGCATTTCAGTAGTTGCTGGCATTATTTCAGGATTTATTACATTTGTTCGAGAAGCAATAGGTTTAGTTATCAGCCTTGCTAACGAGATGATTAAAGTTGCAAACATAGTTCCCGGTGTAAATATAAATTCAATTCCTAACATTGCACCATCTGCTAATTTGCCTAATGTGCCAGAATTTGCCACAAGTTCTAATGCTAGAGAATCTCGCACAGTAGTAAATAACATTACAGTTCAATCGGTTGATTCCGAGGGTGCTGCTAGAGCTGTTGCCAAGGTATTAAACGAGAGTGCATCAAGATCAGTTCCACAGCTTTACAACAGCGGGATTACTAGGGCACGATAATGACAGTTTGGACTCCATCGTGGAAACTGACTGTTGCGGGTACTGATTACACAAATATCGCAATCTCTGACATAACCCATCAAGCGGGTCGAACTGATATTTACTCTCAGCCTAATCCATCTTATTTACAAATTAGTTTGGTTGCTTTATCAGGTCAAACCTTGCCTTTTGCCATCAACGACAGTTTAAGTTTGCAAGTTAAGAATAGTGCAGGATCATATGTCAATTTGTTTGGTGGAGATATTACTGACATTACTGTTGAGGTTGGTGCAACTGGATCAGTAGCAACTGTGGTTAATTACACCATCCTTGCAATGGGTTCTTTAGTTAAACTTGCCAAAGAAATCTACAACGGCACAATCTCACAAGATGAGGATGGCAACCAGATTTATAATTTGCTTTCAAGTGTTTTGCTTGCATCTTGGAATGATGTTGCAGCAGCTACAACTTGGGCAACCTATAATGCAACCGATACTTGGGCAACAACCGGAAATCAGGGATTAGGTGAAATTGATCAACCGGGTCTTTATACTATGGAAAATAGAGCTGCAAATTCAGACACAGTTTTCAACATTGCAAGTTTTATTGCTGACAGTGCATTTGGTTATATGTATGAATCCTCCAATGGAGATATTGGTTATGCTGATGCCGACCATAGACAGACTTATCTTTTAGCCAATGGTTATGTTGATTTAGATGCTAATCATGCTTTAGGTCAAGGATTATCGACAATTACAAGATCAGCTGATATTCGAAACGATATTTATATCAATTATGGCAATAACTTTGGATCACAGAAAACCGCTTCAAGTGCATCATCAATTGCCTTATATGGCTACAAAGCTGAAACCATAAACTCAGTTTTACACTCAGCCACCGATGCTCAAGCTGTGGCAGATCGATACATTGCCCAGCGAGCCTTCCCATTAGCAGCTTTACAATCCATCACCTTTCCAATAACCAATCCTGAAATTGATGACAGCGACAGAGATAACCTTTTGACTGTATTCATGGGTCAGCCTTTGAACATTCAAAACTTGCCAACACAAATCTCAGCTGGTGAATTTGAAGGATATGTTGAGGGTTGGTCTTGGCGAACTCGATTCAATGAATTATTCCTGACAATCAATTTATCGCCTGTGGCGTTTAGTCAGGTCGCAATGCGTTGGAACACAGTTCCGATCACAGAGGCTTGGAACACTTTAAGCACGACTTTGACATGGGAATACGCTACAATCGTAGCCTGATAATAGGAGAAAAATGGCAACCACTACAAACTACAGTTGGACTACCCCGGATGATACTGCACTGGTCAAAGATGGTGCATCAGCAATCCGATCACTTGGAACTGCAATTGACACGACAGTATTTAACAATGCAAGTGCAGCAATTGCTAAAACCATTGTTGATGCTAAAGGCGATATCATCGCAGCGACCGCAGCTGACACAGTTTCAAGATTAGGCGTTGGTGCAAATGATACAGTTCTTACAGCAGACTCAACTGCAGCCACCGGTTTAAAATGGGCTACACCTGCAAGCGGTAGCATGACTTTGCTTAGCACAACTACTTTATCTGGAGCAACCACTACCATATCTGGAATTAGTGCATCATATACTGATTTATTAATTATTGCTTATGGAATGACAGGAAATACTGCTAACGCATCTTTTAATTTACGCCCAAATGGATCTAGCACTATTACAATGAATGCACCTAGTTATAATAATGGAGTTGCTTCTGCAGCAGATACAAAAATGCAACTTACTGCAAATGCAAGC